GAAGATGAAGAAGGTGAAGATGAAGATAGTGAAGAAGATGATGAAGAGGACAAAAAAGAAAAAGCAATGAAAGAGGCATTTGCCCAAATCGAAGAAGAAATCGAAGAGGACGTAAATGCACTTCTTTCTGGTGAAGAACTCTCCGAAGATTTCAAGGTAAAAGCTAAAACAGTTTTTGAAGCTGCTTTAAATGCAAGAACAGAGCAAATTGAAGAAGCAATTGTTCATCAGTATGAGCAAAAACTTGCTGAAGAAGTAGAAACAATTAGAGAAGAATTAACTGATCGTCTTGATGCATATCTTGAGTATGTATCAGAAGAATGGTTACAAGAAAATGCTCTCGAAGTAGAGCAAGGACTTAAAACTGAAATGACCGAATCATTCCTTGCTGGAATGAAGAGTCTTTTTGAAGATCATTATGTAACAATCCCTGAAGATAGATATGATGTACTTGAGAGTATGGTAGAAAAACTTGATGAAATGGAGAATAAACTCAACGAGCAAATCGAAAAGAATGTTGCTCTGAATAGAAGATTAGCTGAGTCGGTTACTGAAGTAATTTTTGCCGAAGTCTCTGAAGGTCTTGCACTTTCTCAGAAGGATAAACTCGCTTCTCTTGCTGAAAATGTTGAGTTTGATAGTGAGTCAGACTATCGTGAGAAGCTGGTAACGTTAAGGGAATCATATTTCCCCAGAAACGCTGGTACTCAAAGAGACAACTCGGATTATATCGTAGAAGAAACTGATTATTCGCAACCAGTATCTGGTTCGATGTCAAGATATCTCGATACACTCCAAAGAGTTGCTAAAAAGTGATTTTTAAATTATAACAATCAAACTAAAACTTTTTTAAAGAGGTAAAACAAATGCAAATGTTCAACGCAGAACATCTGCAGGAGAAGTGGGCACCACTCCTTGACTATCAGGGACTCGATTCGATCAAAGATTCGCATCGTAGAATGGTAACCGCAGTTCTCCTGGAGAATCAAGAAAAATTCCTTCGTGAGGAAAGAGATTTCCTCGGTGAAGGTTCCACAACTGGTTCAACCAGTAACACTGCTGGTTTCTCTGGTGGTGCAGTAGCAGGTGGTCCAGTAGCAGGTTTCGACCCTGTTCTGATTTCACTCATCCGTCGTTCAATGCCTAACTTGGTCGCATATGACCTCGCAGGTGTTCAACCAATGAACGGTCCTACAGGACTCATCTTCGCAATGCGTTCACGTTATACCAGTCAAACTAATGCTGAAGCATTCTTTGATGAAGTTGATTCACAGTTCTCTGGCAGAAAGGGCAACCAATCCCAGTATGCTGTCAATCCTGGTGTTGAAGCAAACGTAGGTTTCGGTACTACTGCTTCACAAACTGGTAGCAACCCTGGTCTTTTAAATGCTGCTGGTACTTCACAGCAAAGTTATAACGTTGGTGGTGGTATGTCCACTGCTGATGCAGAAATACTTGGTGCATCAGGTCAAGAAAGCTTTAACGAAATGGCATTCTCAATCGAGAAAGTCACCGTTACTGCAAAGTCAAGAGCACTCAAGGCTGAATACTCACTGGAACTCGCACAAGACCTCAAGGCAATCCACGGTCTGAATGCTGAAGCGGAATTAGCAAACATTCTCTCAACAGAGATTCTTGCTGAAATCAACCGTGAAGTTATTCGTACTATCTACAAGACTGCTGAATCTGGTGCTCAGTTCAACACTGCTACTGCTGGTACTTTTGACCTCGACATCGACTCCAACGGTCGTTGGTCGGTTGAGAAGTTCAAGGGTCTTATCTTCCAAATCGAGCGTGATGCTAACGCAATCGCACAAAGAACTCGTCGTGGAAAGGGCAACATCATCATGTGTTCTTCGGATGTTGCTTCTGCACTTTCAATGGCTGGTCTCCTTGACTACACTCCTGCACTCAATGCAAACCTTAACGTAGATGATACTGGCAATACTTTTGCTGGTGTTCTCAACGGTAAGTATAAAGTTTACATCGACCCATATTCGGGTGGTGCTGGCAACCCAGCAACTGGTGCAACTGGTGGTCAATACTACGTTGTCGGTTATAAGGGTTCTTCCCCTTATGATGCAGGTCTCTTCTATTGTCCTTATGTTCCTCTCCAAATGGTTCGTGCCGTTGGTGAGAACACCTTCCAACCAAAAATTGGATTCAAGACCCGTTATGGTCTTGTTGCCAACCCATTTGCAGAAGGTAAGTCGTCTGGTGTTGAGACCAACCTTGGTCGTATTCAGACCAACTCAAACCGTTACTACAGAAGAGTACAAGTCCAAAATCTTATGTGAGTTTCTTTTCACATTTTTCGAGGGTCCGAAAGGACCCTTTTTTTATGCCTATAAATAAAAATAAAAATGGCTTCACCCTCGTTATCAAATCAAATTGGAAACAAAAATTACTTATCTCCATTAGGATTTAAGTTTGTTCTATCAAAATATCCAAAAATTGATTTCTTTTCCAATTCAGCAGAAATACCTGGAATTAATCTTGGGGTAGCAGTTCAACCAACTTACTTGAAGGATATTCCAATTCCTGGTGACAAAATTACCTATGATGATTTTAATTTAAAATTTTTTGTTGATGAAAATTTAGAAAATTATCTTCAAGTTCATAACTGGATAAGAGGTCTTGGATATCCAGAAAGTGTTGCTGAATATCAAGAATTTCTCAATCAAGACCCATACAATCCAGGAGTTCAAGACGCATCTGCGGGTCAATCTGATGGAAGTTTAATCATTTACAACAGCAATTATAATCCAGTAGCAACAGTTAGTTTTAAAGGTTTATTTCCAACATCACTTTCTACAATTAATTTTGATGCCACTAACACTGAAGTCCAATATGTTACGGCTCAAGTAAATTTCAAGTATACTTTATATGATATAACAACTTATTGAAATTATGAACCTTGATGAAATTCAATCATTATGGGAGCAAGATTCGATTATAGACCAAGACAATTTACACGATGAGTCTATTAAAATACCTGCTCTTCATGCAAAATATTATAAAATTTACAATAACATTCTTCTTCTTCGAAAACTAGAAGAAAATAAATATAAGATTTTAAAAAAAGAAAAATGGATGTATTACTCTGGTAAAGCAGAACCAGATGTATATAAAGAAAATCCATTCGACCATAAGGTCTTAAAACCAGATATAGATAAGTATATGGATGCTGATGAAGACTTAATTAAGTCAGCATCCAAAATAGATTACTACCAAACAATGCTTAGTTATTTGGAAAGTATATTAAAGACAATCTTAAATAGAACTTACCAAATAAAAAATGCTATTGAATATATGAGATTTACGGCAGGATATGGCTAATATTATTATAAATAATATGGGATGGAAATATGTTTTATGTCTGTTATATACAAAATAACAAATACTTTAAATCAAAAATTTTATATAGGATTCACAAGTCAAAAAAATCCAAAATGTAGATTTAATCAGCATTTGTCAACTGCTCGTTCAAAGAAAAAAAATAATCAACCAATTATTAAAGCAATAAGAAAATATGGTGAAGAAAATTTTTCTTTTGAAATTATATTGGAAGGTGAAGAAATATTTTTATTAAATGTGGAAGAACCAAGATTAATTAAAGAATTGAATCCAGAATATAATGCGACTTTTGGTGGTGAAGGGACTTTGGGATATAAGCACACAAAGGAAACAAAAATGAAATGTGCCTTATCTATGTTAGGAAAAAAAGAAAGTGAAGAGCATAAAAAATGGAGAAGTAGAAAAGTAAAAGATGGATGGAAAAATCAAACCAAAGAGAAAAAAATACAAATATCAAATAAAAAATTAGAATCTAATAGTCAAAAAATTCAAATTGAAGTTGAAGGAATAAAATTTAAAAGTATAAATGAAGCTGCCAGATGGGCAGTAGATAAATACAGTATAGGACGAAATACTGCAATAAGATATATTAAAGAAGGTCGTTCATTTTCTAATAAAAAATTATTGAATTATAATTATAATGGAACATATAAAGGGTCAAAATATCTCTAGCAGTCATATAATCATCAAAAAGAAAAATGAAATTTATTTAGAAGTTATTTGTAGTGAAGAATACATAAGATGCGAATTGAGAGATTATTTTAAATTTGAAGTTCCAAATGCCCGTTTTATGCCCCAATATCGCAGTAAATATTGGAATGGAGAAATTCATTTATTTGATACGAGGGACAATACAATCTATGTTGGTCTTTTGGATAAACTAGTTGCTTGGGCTAAAAACTGTGAATATACAGTAGAGTTTAAAGACAATAAGTTTTATGGTTCTCCATTTGAGGAGAATGAGATGATTTCTATGGAAGGTGTCTCTGATTATATGAAAAGTATATCAAGACACGAACCAAGAGATTATCAAATAACTGCTGTGTATGATGCTTTAAGGTATAATCGTAAACTTTTAATTTCTCCAACTGCTTCTGGTAAGTCTTTGATGATTTACTCAATTGTTAGATATTTTGTAGAAAAAGAACATAATATTTTACTGATTGTTCCTACTACTTCATTAGTAGAACAAATGTATAAAGACTTTGATGATTATGGGTGGAATGCCGAAGAGTATTGTCATAAGATTTACTCTGGTAAAGAAAAGACTACAAATAAAAATGTAGTGATTACAACCTGGCAATCAATTTATAATCTTCCTAGGTCTTTCTTTGAGAAATTTGATGTAGTGATTGGAGATGAGGCACACCAATTTAAGTCTAAGTCTTTGGTTGGTATTATGACGAAAATGGATAACGCAAAGTATCGTTTTGGGTTCACAGGTACTTTGGATGGTTCGCAGACTCACAAGTGGGTTCTAGAAGGTTTATTCGGTCCCTCATACAAGGTTACACAGACAAAAGAACTGATTGAAAAAGGTTATTTGTCAAAACTACAAATTAAAGTTCTGTTATTGAAACATAACGAACATCAATTTAATGAATATGAAGATGAAATACAATATTTAATCTCTCACGATAAAAGAAATAAGTTTATTAAAAACTTATCTTTAGATTTAAAAGGAAATACTTTAATTCTTTATAGTCGTGTTGAAACTCACGGACAACCTTTATATGAGATGATAAATAGTTCAGCAGCAAAAGATAGAAAAATATTTTTTGTCTACGGTGGTGTGGATGCTGAAGAAAGAGAAAAGGTAAGGGAAATTACCGAAAAAGAAAACGATGCGATTATTGTTGCATCTTATGGAACATTTAGTACTGGCATTAATATTAAAAATCTTCATAATATTGTCTTTGCTAGTCCAAGTAAATCAAGAGTAAGAAATTTACAATCTATAGGTAGAATTCTTCGTAAAGGAGAAAATAAGAATAAAGCAATTCTTTATGATATTGCAGACGATATTACTTACAAATCAAAAAAGAATTACACTTTAAATCATTTAATTGAAAGAATTAAGATTTATAATGAAGAAAAGTTTAATTATGAAATTATACAACTAGACTTTAAGAAATAAATGGAAGAAGATTTTTATGCTATCATTAAATTAGTATCAGGTGAGGAAATACTTTCAAAAGTTTGTCCTTGTGATGAAGACGATAGGATTGTGTTAATTTTAGATAATCCTATTACTATGGAATCCATAACTATTCGTCAACTTGGAATATCAACTATCAAAGTAAGTCCTTGGATAAAGTTTGCTGATGA